ACACCACCTGGTGTTGGAATTGCTACCGGTTCAGGCATTAAGGGTAAACAAACATTCTATTCTGGTTGCCCACACGTCATTATCAATATTGCAGAAACTACAAGCGCAACTTTGAGTATTCCCTACGTTGGTGAAGCAAACATCATCCCAATGTATCCAACTAAAGTTCCTTTGGATCCCTCCGATCGTCCTTTTCTTGGAAATATTCATATTATTCCCATTGTTGCGCTAGCTTCTGCTATATCACCCAATGCTATCAACATGTCTTTATTTATCAATGTTGAGAATCTCAAGACATATGCTGTTCAACCACGAGTTGCACATGTGCAAGCATCAGCAGCCCTAGCTGGTATTGTTGAAGCCGCCAAGAAGAGTAAAATTGTTTCAAACAGTTTTGGTTCTATATCAAAATATTTGAATGCAAACAATGACAAATCTTTTATTGGAGGTCTTTCACGTGCTGGTGGCTGGGCTTTTGGTGCTGCTTCCAAAATTTCGGATTTACTTGGTTGGTCAAAGCCGCTGGATGTCACAAATCTAGTTGGTGTTGTTCAATTGCCCTATAGGGATTTGTATACTTGTGATACAACCTTTGTAGGTGCTAAGACAACGCAAAATTATGACCAGGGTATCTCCGATTTGGATTTGAGCGGAAGATCAGTGGATGAAATGGCAATTGCTGCTCTGTTGGACAGACCGAACTTAATACCAAATGTTCAAGACGTCCAAGATACAGAAGGAGTTGGCCATATTGCTCTATCTAAATCTTTCCCGGAAGGCACACTTATTGGTTCAATCCCCATCAACTCATCAGCATATTTTGATTTAACGACTGATAGCACACATCACTACACAACAAACACACAGATGTCATATGTCGCCAAACTTTTCGAATTTTGGAGAGGAGCAATCCGCATTTTCATTCGACCTGTGTGTACAAAATTCCACTCAGCCCGTCTCCGTGTCGTGTTCATTCCTGGAGAGAAAATCCTGGATTCAGAACA